TTAATTTTGAACAAGAATTAGCAAAAATCGGATTAACTCCAGAAACATATGAAGCTGTCTGTGCAGATATTGACTCAAAACTTGATGGTGTAGTTGATATCGACTGGCAGGAAATTAAAGAAAAATATCATATACAATGTGCAAGCGATACAATTCGTAAGTCCTCTTCTACTCCATTTGGTGGTAGATTTAGAGATGCTTATTTTCGCAGCAAACAAAAATCTGGTAATGATGAAAAGTCTGAAGATCAGTTATTATATGAAAGAATTCGTAAGGAACGACAGAAATTACAGACAGTTAATTTAGAGAGAAATCGTATTTCTCGCCAAGAAAGTCGTTTTGAGTTGTTCAATGAATATGTGGCTGAAGCAATTCAGATGCTACCAAACCCAGACTTTAAGCCTCTGAGAGTTGAAAATAAATCTAAAGGATATGTGCTTTCTATCGCAGACATTCATTATAATGCAGTATTTAAGAGTGTTAACAACGAATACTCTCCAGAAATTTGCATTGAAAGATTTCAAAAATTATTATCTCAGACTATTGCACTGATACATAGACTTGGTATTTCTAAACTCAAAGTCGTCACATTAGGTGATGATATTCAAGGCATCTTACGTCTTACTGACGTTAAGCTCAACGACTCTGCTGTTGTTAAGGCAGTTGTTGATATCTCAAAAATCATTTCACATTTCTTAAATGAATTATCCAAATATGTTGAAATTGAATATTATTGCGTAGGTCGAAGCAATCACAGCCAAACACGACCTATAGGAACAAGGGCTTCTGAATTATGTGCGGAAGACTTTGAGTATATTATTGGTAATTACATCAATGAATGTTTGGCAAATAATGATCGTGTTGAAGTACATCTTGATCTGGAATCTGATTGTATCCACATTCCTATCGCTGGCTTTAATATGGTTGCAATGCATGGACATACCTTAAGAGGAATTGATAGTGCTATTCAAAATATGGAGTCTATCTATAACGAAGATATTGACTTCTTGTTAGTTGGTCATTACCACGGAATGCTTGAGAAATCTCTAAGTGAAGGTATTACATGCGATAAAGAAATTTTAGTGTGTCCAAGCTTTGTAGGTAGTGATCCTTATGCAGACAGTATTTTTAAAGGGTCAAAGAGTGCTTGTAAGTTATTTGAGTTCACAGAACGTGAAGGACATACAGCATCATTCAAGATACAGTTAAATTAGCAATTCGGCAGTCATTTTTTTAGGATCAATCTCTCAAAACAGGTCGGACAGACTGCCTATTATGAGCAGAGGATGTTACTTCTTCTGCTCCATTTCTATAAATATTTACGGGTACCCAAAAGTTGGTAGCCGTAGAAATTAGTTAAAAATAAAACATTAATCAAAAAAGGAGAATCAAACCATGATTACAACAAAAGAATTAGTAAAATCAATCGCAACAAAGAAAACAGAAACAGAAGGACATAAAGTAACTCAGATCGAGGCAAAAGAAGAATTAGATAGAGTTGTTGAATGCATCGTTGATGCAATTGCATCTGGAGAAGGTGTTCGTTTAATGGGACTTGGAACATTTACTGTTGAAGATAAGCCAGCTCATGTTGCAAGAAATCCAAGAACAGGTGAAACAATCAATGTTCCTGCCAAGAAAGCTCCAAAATTCAAAATTTCTGCTTCATTAAAAGATGCGGTAAACAAATAAGATTGGAGTGATTGTTATTTCTTATAAAGATAAATATAACAAATATGAGGATCTGAATATTACAGATTTCGAAGACCAAATTGAGCTTTTATTTACAGTTAATGATCAGTTGGTAGATGGAGATAGTTGTGTAGATATCGTTGCAAACGCTGAGACAATTCGTTATATGTTATCCATTGCAATGTCAGAACTTGACTATGCTCCACATAAAATTAATATGGAAAAAGATGGTGCCATATATTGTCTTGAAATGTTTGATGATGGAAGCTTGAGAGTTTTCTTATATGATAAATATAATGATTCTTTACAGGGAACTTCCATTTATTTATATCAAGAAGAGGTTACTCAGGATATTGTAGATTTTGTGTTGAACTTCTACTCTGATTCTGATATCTGGCTTTTTGGATATGAAGATGAAGATGATATTCCGATCAGCAAAGAAGATGTATCTGACTTGGATATCGTTGCTAAAATTATGGAAGATAAACATTTTGAAGTTTTGCCAACTATGTTGCCTTTCGAATATCTGTTAAAGGATCTTTGGAGATTTTAATATTATGAATTATATGCAGTAGGTGAATGATATCATCTACTGCTCTTCTATTATATAAGGAAAGGAGGGACTTATGGCAAGAGAATTAACGCCAGAAGAATTGGTAAAAGCCCCAATGTACATCAATAGAGACGTGCAATTTGAGATGCCAAGGCGATCTACTAGGGTAGATAAAAAATATAAATGCACATGCTGTGGTAAGAGTTGGGATAATCAGAGAAGCCATTTCGCTAAATCTCCTTCTCCTTTATACCAGAGTAATGATGGGTATATCAATATCTGTAATGATTGTATGGACTTATATCTACAGAAGTTGATTAATTACTACAATGGAAATGAAGTCCACGCAATTAAGCATGTGTGTCAGCAATTTGATGTAGTGTTTCATGTTGACGCATACAAAAATGCAAAGGTTGAAAATCAACCAATCACATTTTCACAATATCTTTCAAAGCGTAATCTTCATCAGACAACAAAGGTCGGTAATACATATCTTGATGGAATGAAGACGAAATTTTATGAAGATGGATATGATCATGTTATGAGTGCAGAACAAGCTGTAAATGATGATAACATATCTATTTCTGGTTCAGCTACTAAGAGATGGGGTGCTGGATTTACACAAGCAGATTATAAGAATCTGGATGAACATTATAATATGCTAAAAGACAATAATCCAAACATTGATCAGAATCAAGAAATCTTCGTAAAATCGTTATGTAATTTATACATGCTACAAATACGTGCTCTACAGGCAGGTGATTCAAAAAAATATATTGATCTTAGTAGTCAGTATTCTAAAACATTCAACGACGCAGGTCTAAAAACAGTTGAAGAAAAAGATGAAAGTCAGAATACTACTCTTGGAGTAACATTGGCTACTATATCAAAATATACGCCTGAAGAATTTTATAAAGATAAACCATTATATGAAGATTATGATGATTTGGCAGACTATGTGGACAGATTTATGCTACGTCCATTAAGAAATTTACAATATGGATCTTCTGATCGAGATAAGGAATTTTATGTTCCAGATGAAGAGGATCTTGATGATGAATAAAAAAATAAGTAAGAAAACTGCTGCCAAACGTCTTAGTAAAATGATTGAACAATTCCCTGCCGATAAATATCAGCAAGAATTGTATAAAACATTCCCATCTACTCATTATCTAAGTAATCCTACAAATGTTATGCATACATTGGCATGGTGTACGTTTTTTAGAAAAAATTTACACAGATTTGTACAAGATTACTTAGGAATTGACATACATCCATATCAACAGTTATCGCTATATTATATGGGTGTTTCTAACTCAATTTGTATTGTTGCAGCACGTAATGATGCAAAATCATTCTTAATTGCCCTATATGCATGTTGTAGAGCAATTCTTTATCCAGGATCAAAAGTTGTTATTGGTTCTGCTACTCGTGGGCAGAGTAAATTGATTATCACTGAAAAAATTCAAGGTGAATTAATGGAAATGTCACCTGTATTGAGAGAAGAAATTGAATACGTCAAGACAAATGGACAAGACGTTGTCGTTAAATTCAGTAGCGGATCTACGATTAAAGTGTTTACAGCGAACGATAACGCTCGTGGTATTCGTTCCACAGTCGCCATTCGAGAAGAGTTTAGGCAGATCAAGAAAAACATTGAAGATAATGTCATTTCACCTTTTCAGATGGTACGTCAACCAGGTTATATTAAACTTGCACAATATAAGAATGATCCAGTTATAGCAAAAGCTTTACAAGAAGATCCTGTTGATATTTACATTAGTTCATCTTGGCAAGATCCTAGTCACTGGATGTGGACTATTGTGGACATGAACTATGAATCAATGTTAAATCATGGAAAAGGTATGCTCTTAGCATTTGATGAAAGTATATGTCTAAAACATGGATTTAAAACAAGACAACAGTTGATCAAAGAAAAGAAAAAGCAAGATCCTACCAGTTGGAAGGTAGAGTTCTTAAATCTTAGAATCAAGGAATCTGATTCTGCATATTTTACATATTCTATGCTGATGAATCGGCAAATTTCAAAACAAGTCTTTTATCCAAGAAATAATTTGGATGTTCAAATCAATAAGAAAAACCGCTATACAATCCCTAAACGTGACAATGAGGTAAGAATTATCGCAGGCGATATTGCATTCGTGGCAGGTTCTCAGAACGACAATTCAGTTTATTCTTGTATTCGTGCTATCCCAGAAACAATGACGTATGGAGATAAGCAAATGGAACAAGGATATCGTAGACAATTCCCTTATATAGAATCTAACCAGATAGGTGACACAACGAAACAGGCAATTAGAATACGTCAGTTATATGAAGATTTTAACGCTGATTATATAGTAATTGATGCGAGAAATGGTGGTTTGCAAATTTTGTATTCTTTACAAAAAGTTTTATACGATGAAGATCGCAGTGTTGAATACGCACCATTAAAATGTATGAACAATGATGAATACGGTAGATTATGCCAAGATCCAGACGCAAAACCATGCATCTATGCTATCAATGGTACACAAAACCTGAACAGTGATATTGCTATGAACTTCAGAAAGAATCTGGTTGAAGGAAAGATTGATTTTCTTGTTAATTTTGAAACCGCCAAAGAAGAAATTCTTTCTAAAAACAAGGAATATAGACAAGCCATCGAAGTCGATGATGTATTCGATTTTGAGCGACCATTCTTAGAAACTCAGGCGCTTGTTAGTGAATGTGCAGAATTACAATATGAAAAATTAACCACAGGTGGTATCCGAATTAAGGAACGTGGAAATAACCGAAAAGATAGATATTCTTCATGTAGTTACGGATCATATTTTATAGACCAGTTGGAATTAGATATGGCAACTACAGATGAAGAATACGGATACGCAACATTTGTAAACTAATGGAAGGAGGGAAAATGGAAGAAAATGTAAAGCAAGACACTGCATATGAATACAACAGTTATCAATATACAACAACAGATATATTTAACGCTATCTTTCAATGTGGTGTTTATGATTATTTTAATAAAGAAGAAATACGCAGTGTTTTAAGAAATCCAATTGAAAACCACGAAACCGCCATTAGATTGTCAAATTTTGTGTATACAAAAAACGGAGTTGTTACAAATTCTGTTGACTATATGGTTGCATTGCCATGTCTTGATAGTATATTAATCAATAAATCGAAAGCAAAAAAGAAAAATAACAACAAGGCAAAAAATAACAAACGCTTAATGCGCTCTACTCTTGAGACAATCGACGACAAACATTTCATTAGAGATGCATTACATACCGAGATGTTAGACGGAATTGCGTTTTATTACTTCGAAACCAAAGTAAGACCATCCGATATTGATAATACAAAATACATGAATGATTTTGATGTTGAGCGTATTATGGAGATAAATGACATCGGTGTCAATGTCTCTATTATTTCTTTGCCTTGGCAGTATTGTAAAATTGTTGGTAAGAAAAATGGGCGATTTGTTGTTGGTTTTGACTTGAGATATTTTGATGATTTCACAGACGATACACGAGAAAGAAAACTTAAAAAGTATCCAGAAGAAATCAGGAAAGGGTATTACGATCGCAAGAAAAGTAATGGCGTAAATGGCAATTGGTTAATATTAAATTCGGATAAAACAATGTGTAGAAAAATCAAATGCAAAGACTCAGAACCTTGGGGAAGATCATTGGTTATTGCTGCCCTTGAGGATGTATTATACAAAGACTATTTTACAGACACAAAACGAAATGTTTTGGATGATATGAATAACAAAGTTGTCTATCAGACATTTCCAGAAGGGAAAGAAAAAGGACTTTGTGCTTTAACCAAAAAGCAACAGGAAGCCCAACATAACGATGTTAAAACCGCTGTAGTTAACAAAAACAACAAAGGTGGATTAAGTTTCATTAGTGTTGCCGCAGGAACAAAGATTAATTCTTTAGATGTTTCTACAGATATTTTTAATGATAAAAATGAATCAAATCTTAGCAATCAAATCTCTTTGGATTTAGGTATTTGCGCTTCTTTACTTGGTGCAATGGAATCAGGTAATTTTGGAGCTGGAGCGAATAACCTCGAAATGATCACAGCCCAAGTATATACATGGGTTTATGAATGGCAGAAAGAATTAAATTACGTCATTAACAAAAATGTCATTAAAGATCAAAACAACCCAGTGGAAGTTTACTACTTCCCTACTTCTTTTGTAAACCGCAAAGCATTCTTTGATATGTGTAAAACATTATATTCAGAGGCAAGTGGTTCTTTATCTTATCTTGTCGCTAGCGCAGGAATAAATCCAGAAGCATATTTTAATGTATTAGATGAAGAAATTGAAGATGGTATATATGAACGCTATTTACCTCACTTAACATCAAGCAATGTTTCAAAAGATGATCAGGTTGGTGGTCGCCCAACTACGGACAACCCTACCGAAAATACTATTTTAAGTAGAAATAATAACGGAAATAGTATTCCAAGTCCAAGCGACTCTAAATAAATATCAATAATGAAAGGTCGATTTTATTTAATCGGCTTTTTTGTTATACAAAACTTTTTAAAGGAGGATACAACATGGCAATCGTAGAGTTATCTGAAAAGAAATACAAAAATGGGCGTAGACCATTTAAAGCCGTATTGTACGAATTACAGCCTCCTGAATCAGTAGAAAATGGTATCGGAACAAAATACAACAAAAATGGAATTACCTTTTTAGAGGAATATTGTGCGCCACAACTCGGCAGTATCACAGACATGAGCGTTCGTGTTGAATTTTTAGATGAAAACAGAACAATAATCTGCGGTCACGGAGAAACTGGTGTCAACGAAGATGGCTTAATAACATTTAGAAATGCAAGTGTTGTTGGACATTTTACAAGAGGCTATATTGACGACATTGATTACGAAGGTGAAACAAAGAGATGTGTATGCGGTGAAGGATATCTTGATGAAATGTGTTATCCAGAATTCGTTGCAAATCTTGAAGAAGATCTTAACAATGGCGTTGCCGTAGAAGGTAGCGTAGAAATTTTCAAAGCAAAAGGTAATACAGGAATTGTTTATATGAATGGATGGAGAGAAACAGGGAGAATTCCTGTTGAATTCATTCACTCTGGTTGGGATATGGTAATGAACCCAGCTGATACCTCTTCTATTGTATTGGAATTAAACGAAAATCAAAACAAGGAGGACAAACAGAAAATGGACGGAACAATTGATATGAAAGAAATCACTTCTGCTATCAAAGAAACAATTTCTGAAATCAATTCTAAAGAATCTGCATTAGAAGAGAAAATTTCTGAGCAGAATTCCGTGATTGAGCAGAAAGATTCTGTTATCGCAGAAAAGGATGTAAAGATTTCCGAACTTAATGCAAGTGTCGAAAAATTACAGAAAGCTCTTGAAGACACAAAGACAGAGAATGAGACAGCATGGGAACAGATCGAAATTCTTAGAAAAGAAATTGCAAAAGCTAAAGTTGCAGAAAAATTAGGTGAAGTTGACGAAGCTTTAAGCGAGTTCAATGAAGACGAAAAAGCTGTCGCAAAAGAAGATATCGACAAATTAAAATCTGATATTAACTCTTGCGAAAATATTGACGAGTTAAACGAAATTGCTTCTGAAGTTAACTCTATCAAATCTAAGATTTGCATGAATATTGTAGCGCAGCAGAAAGCAGCTGAGAAGCAGGCATCTGCCACAGAGCCTACAGCAGAAACAAATTCAGAAAAAGTTGAAGACATCTTTTCTGAGGTATGTGAATCTATCGAAGTTGATGATAATGACGAAGATGTAAGTATTTTTTAATAAGGAGGATAGATAAAAATGATTAAATTCCGCAATATTTCTGAAATCGAGAAATTATACCCATATGTAAAAGCTGTTGCAGGAACAGATGTTTATAATGGCGATTTTGGAACAGTAACAGAAGGTACATTTGCTTTAGCCGCTAACGCTAAACAGGTAGTAATGAATATTGAAGTTGGTGATGACGAAGGTTTAGACAAATACTTTATCGCAAAAGGATCAGATTTAAGAGTTTTAGATCTTGATAAATTAGATGGAAAAGAACTTGAAATTTATGGAAAACAGATTCCTACTGGGGTGGCTAAAGGTGACAAGTTAAAATCTACAGCAACAGGGGATCTTGTTAAAGGAGCTACTGCCGCACCATATGTAGAAGTAACTGAAATTATTGGAAATCACAAAGGCATTGTTGTAGGAGTTGTTGCTTCTGCTCCAGCTACACAGTCAGTATCAAAATAGTTAATTGAAAAAGGAGGATAGTATAAATGTATACATTTGAATTAAACAACGAACGTAAGGATGCGAACTTTGCAAGCGGTCGTGTGTCTACAAAATCTCCTGTAGTAGAAATTTTCTCTGCAATGAGAGACGGAAAAGACTTAGCACCTTTCGGAAGAAAAGCAGATCAGGCTGCTAATTATATTAAAGAATTAAATAGTAAAGCTTCTGCTGGTGATTTATCAGCAGTTTCTGAATTAAATGAAATCAGACGTTTCTCAATGGAACCTCAGATTCTTCAAGAAGCTAAATTATTAAGCATCTATGGAAATTATAAAGCAATCGGATATAACGATTCTTGCGAAGTTGAAATCCCAGAATTTGTTGGAAACCCAGCAAACAAACAGGCTTTAGGTCAGGATGTTAACTTCCCAGTAATCAGAAAGAAAAGAACACCTATCGCTACAGTAGCTATTTCTGCTGGTTATGCAGTAGATTATAGAAAAGCTGCTATTGGTGACATGAGCGATGAAAACGAGTTAAAGAATCAGATCGCTATTCAGATCAGAAACAAGGCTGCTGCTTATGTTGTAGAAACAATCTACAAAGCAATCAAACATGCAGATGGAGTTAAATACTTCTTCGAGGGAGACGGATTAACAAAAACTGGTGTTGATGGAGTTATCACACCTGTAAGACGTTTCGGAAAACCAACTATCACTGGTGATTATGCTTTAGTTTCTCAGCTTAATGCATTCGCAGGATATCAGGGAACAACACCTGCTGTTACAGGTATTTCTGAAGCAGTTATGAAAGAAATCCATGATACAGGATTAATGGGAATGTACAACGGTGCAGTTGTTTCTGAATTACCAAATCCATATGATACTTCTCTGATGAATGCAGCTGGAACAGACTTCCAGACAGTATTACCACAGGGACTCGGATATGTAATTCCTGCTGGTGGACAGTCTCCAATCTATACAGTAACAAGAGGTGGATTAACATCTATTTCTGGAACAGACGTATCAACAGGTCAGTTAATCACAAGATATGACCTTGAAGTTGGTGCTTTAGTTGCTCCAGGAAGAGAATATATGATTGGTTTACTTGGAGACAAGAAGCTGTCAACAGAACTTGGTACTTACTAGAATTCGTAAATAGTTGAAGAAATGTAGACCTTATGGGTCTTTTTTATTTGCAAAGATATATGGTAATTCTGTATATCTTTGCAAATAATTAGTTAAATAGAGGACATAGACCATGAACGATATTTACTTTTGCTATTCCAAAAAACTACACTATTTTTTAATGGGGTTAGGCGAAAGTTATATTTCTTCTAACATCAACAAAAATACTGGTGTACGTTATTGGACATTCCAAAAGTCGAAAGATTTAGATGAAAAGATTGAATTGTATAATTCTGTAAAATACAAATTCAAGTAAACGATAATTAGTTGTGAAAGGATAAATAATTGAAAGAGATGGAAAATACGGAAGTTGTAAAAGAGTTAAGCATGGAAACAAAAATTACAGTACGCAGCCTTGCCAATTGGACAACAGGATTTCAGCGAATTGAATCCACAGGAGATGTAACAATCACACCAAATGGTACTACCCGTTTATCTCGTGGAGAAGTAATCTCACAGGTGCAGAACGGGAATATGCTTTTTACTGGAATTGATGGTGTTGGCTCTCATGCAACATTATATATTGAAGACGCTGATACTCGTGAAGAGTTAGACTTTGACAATAAAAAAGAAAAGAAAGTTCAGAAAATTTTAACGCCTGAATTAGTAGCAAAATTATTTGCCTATAAAGGGATGTCAAAAACATTTAAGGACAAAGTTTCTGAGTATATTGTCACAAGTGCTGAAAAATCAGCTGTCATGATGATGATTAAAAAAGGTAATTATAACGATTACGAAAAAATTCGATTCATTGAAAACTATACAGGACACAAAATGAAATAGGATGTAGGTGATTATAATGACAACCGCAGATGATGTAATTCAAAGTTTTGAATCTACATTTGCAGATAAAACGCCTCTGCCAGACTCTTTAGTTTTTCAATGGCTAAAAAAGGCAATTGCAAGATATTCTATGGAAATTGATGATCTTACATTCGATGTAGAAACAAAAGAATTTTCAGAAGATCTTGATCAATATGTCATAGATACAATGGCAGAATATATGCATCAATATTATCAGGAGCGTTACTACTCTCTTGTAAATAAACGAGTGAGTATTGTAACAAAAGAATTAAGTATTGATGGAAATAATGGGTCAAAAACTTCAGCAAAGAATGAGCTTGATGCTATTAAATATAATGCTGAAAAAATGACAAACAATCAGAAACCTACCGCTTATACATAGGAGGTGCGATAAATGCAAGATTGGTATTTAATAACACCTAATACACGACCTAACTTAACGGGCGGTTATGAAAATGATGCATATAACGATTATAAAGATGATGAATTTGCAGAGATCTTAGATACAGACATTGCTTCTACGGTTGAATTATGTAACTCTGATTTATCAGAAAGAACGACTATCCGATGTGTGGTTCAAGATAATGATTCTGATACCGCATTAAAAACTATGCAGAGAACTGTACTATTCCCATGTAATACTTCCAAAGCAGGAATGTATGTATATTTTGAGAATAATTACTGGATCATAGACGGAAGACCTGGACAATGTGGTGTATTTGAAAAAACAACAATGAAGTTGTGTCAGTCTACTGTAAAATGGCAAGATGCAGACGGTAATATCCATGAAAGATGGGCTTATTATCAATCGGCATCTAAATATGATGTTGGTAAAACAGGTAACAATATTATATTTGTTGGGTCAAATAACTATACGGTAATTGTACCGCAAGACGATGATACTCTTGGGCTTGATGGAAAAAGAGTATTTCTTGATATTCGTGAAGTTCCAAATGACGTATTTACATTCACTCGTGATGATAATGTTTTATATCATTTTGGTACTGAACATGGTGGTGTATTATCTTTTATCGTTGATAAAGATGAATTTAACCCAGCGAAAGACAGAAAAGACTTGCGATTATGTGATTACTTTGAGCCTAAAAAAGATCCTGAACCAACGCAGCCAGAGAAACCAGAACAGCCAGATGTTCCAACTGTAGAACAGACATGTACTGCTACTATTAAGTATAGATACAAGAAAGTTTTTGTAGGAAAGAAATCTACATTTACCGCTTCTTTTAAAGACTTAGATGGAAACATAGTTACAAAAGATCCTCAATGGGATCTTGAATGTGAATTAAAAGACTCCATTAATATAGAAGAAACTGATTCAAACATTGGAATCTCTGTGTCAAATTCTGCATTAGTTGGTCAGAAAATCATCTTGAAATTATCTGCAAAAGATAGAACTTCTTCTACTGCTTCTATTGAAATAACTATAGAAAGTCTTACATAGGTGAAATTCAATGACGAAAACAGAAAAAATGATGGAAAATCCTCTGGTTTCGCTTGGATTGATCAAAGAAGCCGTAGGAAATATTTTAATGACAAATGACGATGTCAACACTCTTGCTATGCCATATCTTGATGATGAGGATTATTCTTTCGAGGATAATTGGTTTGGATGCAAAATTGGCGAAAATATACATGGGCAAGTGAAAGACAATCGTTTATTAGGACATTGCAAAGATGTCCCATATATGGATGAAACCATTACAGATACACGATCTATTATCTTAATGGAAACATATCCTGCTAGTATATCAACATCTATTATTGATTACACATTGGTGATCAATGTCATATGTCATAGAGATGTTATCAAACTAGATGATGATGAAAAGTCAGAATGGCGTAAAAAAGGATACGCTGGCAATCGTTTAGATATGATTTGTCAAGCAATCAATCTTGCCTTAACTGACGAATCAATAAAAGACTCATTTGGTATCGGGGCTATGAGATTAGATACTCGTACAAGCCAATTACAGTCTTTTAAACCGAACACTAACTTTTATGGCAGGACAATGGTGTATCGGATTGATGATATAAATATGGAGTTGCTTTGTAAGTGAGTGACGTAAAACTTACTTATTCACAGCTACTGTCAAGCGAACCAATACCTGTTGGAATCGGGCATATTCAGCCACCTAAAATCAGTGATCGTAGGAGAATTGGTGAAGGGCTATGGATGCAATATGCTAGTTATATGACATTGACAGTAGATAGCTACTACTCTGCTCTCCTGCCAGATAAATATGATGCTTTTTTGGCATTACCTTATGAAGAACGAACAGATGTTAAATTATTTGATTTGGTATCAGAAAACACAGATGTTATACGGATTTATGTGAGAGCATTTTGTTTTTATTTTGTCGAAGATGTTGTGTATAAATTAAGAGAAAAAAGATTTGAGATCTTAAAAACACATGAGAACGAAGAAACTGGAGAAATCGAATCACAGGTTGTCGGGGTTATTGATCGAGAAATCTTTGATGATGTATTACATATTCTGATGCAAATTTCAAATATCAACAATGAACGCACAGTGTCCGAAGAATTATCAAAACAAAAAGATCCTGTTGTTATCCAAATGCAACGTAGACGTGATAAGGCAAAAGCTAAACGTACTCGTGGAAAAAACTTAGATAAACAAGATCCAAAATATGATATCGGTAATATTATCTCTGTCGTATGTGCGTATCACCCAAGTATTAATTTTACTAACGTAGGGCAACTAACAATTCCTCAATTATATGATAACTTTCAAAGAATTCTAATTGATAGAAATTATCAAATCATGGCTCTTAATGCCAGTGTCTGGGGAACTGAAGGTAGTGACTTTAAAGAAGATTCATATTTGAAAAATCTTAAAGAAGAAAAATAAGACCTATCTTTATGGGTCTTTTTTTAATACTAAAATTTAAAAATTCTAATGAAAGGATGTGACAAAATGGCAGCTAGTAAGAAATATGCAAGCCGTGACTGCGGTGTATTTGAGTTAACTAACTTAGCTACAAGCAAAAAGGCTTTAAGAGTTGATTATGCTAATACAGTAACATTAAATATTACAGCAGATTCTGTAAAAGCTAAAAAGAGAGGTAGAGATGCTGTAACATTTGCCAACCCAATGGAAGGAACACTTGAATCAGAAATTCAGGTATATCCATTTGAGTTATTCTCTATCTTTGGTAACGGTACAATTACAGAAGGTGGAGATCGTGCAGAAATGAAGACGATCACTGCTACAGAAGCAGGAAAACTTACATTACCAGATGATCCAAAAGCAGGAGCTTTATTCGTTTACGAAAAAGGTGATGTTGGTGGAACACAGATCGAAGGAAGTGCAGCAGCAAAAGTATTCACAGCTACAACAGATAGCGATATCGTTGTTGGTAAGAAATACGATGTATCTTATATCGTAAATGACTCTACACTTCAGTTAGTTAAGATTAACGATAATCAGGAATTAGCTGATTTCAGAGTTGATGCAGAAATCAACCAGAAATCTGAGCAAGGAGTTGTAACACCATTACATATCACTTGCTACAAAGCTACTCCTCAGAGAAATATCGAATTAGCTTTCGCAGCTGAGGGAGATCCTATTACACTGAAGATCACATTTGACCTGATGACAGATGCAGATGATGAATTTGTAGATATTTATCAGATCAAGTCTTTAGCTTAATTTAAGGATATTATTTATCACTACTGGTTAGTTTATGCTAATCAGTAGTGTATTAACTTGGAATATTGAACATGAAAAAATATTGCAGTAATCATATTATAGTTTTACATTTTAGTTAGAAGATAGGGAAGAGAACAAAACTTTAATATGGTTCACAAATTGGATTATATGATTTTTTGTTTTCTTCCCTATTTTTTACGATTTTAATAAGAAAGGGTGTATTTATTGAACTCAGAAATTACAACGCCTGAGCAGTTACAGGAAGCTTATAAAGATACAAAACTCATTCCTGTTACAAGTTTGGCACAGGTTAAGTTCTATGTGGAACATGGCGTACAACCACTTCTGGTCTATCCATCTGAACGTGCAGATATTATGGCGTTCTGGTATCCAAAAAAAGATACATACAGACTATATGTTGATTATAGAAAATATATTAACGATAAATATCAGGTAGGTGAATAGGTTGGCAAAGAATGTTGGTAAGAGATTTGAAGAAAATTGGAAAGCCAGTATTCCTTCAGACGTATTCTACTATCGTTTAAAAGATCAAGCACAATCTTTTGGTGGTTGTAGTAATTTAAGATTTTCAAGTAAGAATCCTTGCGATTGTTTCTTATTCTCTTCTCCTTATATGTATGCATTGGAATTGAAAAGTGTTGGTACTTCTTCTATTTCTTTTGAACGTACCAAAGAAGAAAAAGGCGTGATTCATTATCATCAGATTAAAGGTTTAAGAGAATTTGTAGGTTACAAAAATATGATCGCAGGGTTTTTATTTAATTTTAGAAAGAAAAATAACATGGAAACTACATATTTTCAACACATCAATGATTTTGACAGAATGATTGCTTCTATGGATAAGAAATCATTCAACGAAAAGGATTTAAAAAAATTCAATCCAATCATTGTTAATAGTCGAAAATTGAAAATTAATTACAGATATCATGTATCTGAATTGATTGAGAAGTTAAATAGAGAAATGGAGAAATAATTTTATGGGTAAAATCGCTTTTGAAACAAGACATTATGAAGATGGGTCTTTAAATAGATTTGAGGCAAATGATTTCGTTGAGGCGGTTGTCGCTTCTGCTTTCCCAGTAACTCAGGATGAAAATGGGGCATCCAGTATGGACTACGATCCACTGAGCAAACTTATGGGAATCAAGATGAATATTATCAAATTTTATGGAAACGTGGATTTAGAAAGCATTGGTATTGATGAATTATATACACTTGCTTCAGATATTAATGTTGACGAATTTGTTGATGAAAATGATATTAACAAAGTACAGTTTAAAGATATGTTAACTGCAATTGATGAAAAATGTGACTACATCAAACAGCAGTTAATTGCAAGTGCGGTTGATATTAAACTTGACAGCAAAGATGTGAATTTCAAGGTCGAAGGTGTTGACGATTTAGTAGAATCTGTCGTGGCTTTAGCATCTGCTCTTGAATATATTAATGAAGTATTTGCCAAAGCTGATCCAGAAGTAACTCAGAAGATGATGCAGTATTTTGCAGATCATGGCTTTGACTTTACTGCCGAAGACATTACAAAAGCTGTTGTTGAATCTGATGATTTTCAGAAAAATAGAATTGATGCACTTGAAGCAATTAAACAGGGTGCCGCTGATGCAGTCAATAATAATGTAGTTTCTATTGACAGAAAGTAAGGTGATCTCATGGGAAACATGGGTGCAATGGCTGGGTTATGGAGACAAATCCAGAACGAAATGCGTGATGCCGTAAGCGAAGCTGAGAGTAAAACGTTCTTAACAGCCAATCAAGAGCTTACTGCTTCTTATGCAGGTGGAGAACCAATACCTCCAGAGCAAGGTGGATATGTAAGAACATATCAGATGAAAAACTCTGCAAGAACAACTGGCGTTGTTGGTGGCGGAGATTCTGTTAGTGCCACCGTGTATCTTGATCAGGGATACAATTATAATACTGGAACTTATTCTACTCCTCACGTCTTTTCAGAAGCGGAATCTGGGGGATCTGGTATTGTATTAACTTCTGGATTCTGGCAACGTACAGAGCAAAAAGCTCAACAATACGCTGAACAGGCATTTGCAAAAAGATTTAAATAAATTTATCAGATCAATATGATCTGTATTGTAACAATCAAATTTTACTTTTATTTACTAGACGAGGTGTTAAATGGTAACAATTTCACATATTGGCGATACGCCAAATTTAATCAAAGTACAATTAGATGGTTTGTCCACTGATGTAAAGCCAATTGGTGAGACACCTGAAGGTGTGGCTATTAAAAATGGTAGTACTTTTACTTGCATAGATACATTAGATGTGTATTTCTATGATGAAGAAAATAAAAAATGGATAGGAGCTGAATCATGATAGACGCAACTACTATTGCTCTGATAAAGAAAATGATTTCAAAGTATGGCGGTGGCAGTGGCTCTAGTGCGGATATTAGCGGAGCCATTAAACAATACTTGAAAGATAATCCAATCACAGCAGAATCAATCGGTGCAGAAACAACTGAAAATGCAAAGACAGAACACGATGCATTAAACAAAGTAATTGAAAAATTAGACACAGATAAATGCGATAAATCCGTATTATATGACGTGTTACATAACACGCCACATGCAAAAACCGTTGGAGATTTCTTTGACTTGCGCAGAACTGGAAAGATTTACAGAACAAGATTTTATACATTTGCCAAGAATCCTACTTGTGAAGGTACAAAATTATTAGATAACGCAGGATTACAATATGAACCAAGCACAGATACAGTTGAAGGAAAAGATGATTATTTAAACGGAGAACATCCTCTTTTTGAATGGTACAACTGTAATTACAAAAGAAATGCAGATGGTACTGCTTATCCTACTGCTATCGAGGGTGAAGATGGATATACTACGGCTGGCAATGTTGATGTTGGTGTTATTCAGCCAAGTTTCTATTATAATTTTGAAACAAATACTGAAGAAGGATATATTGATGTAACAATTTCAGACATGCCACATACTTTAAGAACCGATATTGTGTTATACCCTTGGAATGAATGTTTGCAAGCTGATGGCACAGTGTTACCTTGGTGCATTGGAAGTAAGTATATTTCTTCTATTGGGGATGATGGATTATTAAGGTCTTTGCCAGATAGGCAACCAGAAACAAATACATCATATGAGAATATGATTACAAATTATCAGAAAAAGGGTGCTGGTTATTGGGGAGCAGGAGCCGAAAGAAATACGTTTCAAATTATTTTTATACTGATTAAAGGCGCAACAAAAAATTCTCAGAGTTTATTTATGGGATGTACGGATTATTATGTTAGAGTTCCTGTATCGATAAAAAACACAGGAGAATCAGTGTATGTTACTACAAATAAAGATGCGTCTGCTTTTTTTGTCGGTGCGCCAGTGTATGTTGGTCATAATGGAGGTGATGGGCATGTCGTTATTGATATTGCACCAACAAAGGTTATAAAAATTGAACCAATTGATAGTAATAATACTGCAATATATTTAGATGTAAAAAACGAATCTTTTATTAGTACAGCCGGAGCAGCCATTGATGAAACTGAATATTTAGTTAGTATACCGTGGTATTCTGGAACAACAGACAATGTTATTGGGAAACATGATGGTTCTATGATCTCTAATAGCAATTCAAAATATCCTTATAGAGTACAAGGTCGGGAATATTCTATTGGCTTACAGATGGTTGCTTCTGATACTGTGACAGTATTAAAAGACGATTCTACGAGAGATGTATATGTTGCTCCTCGTGGAACTCATCACGCAACTGATGAATCAAATATTAAAAAGAATTATAATTTAATTGGTAGTATATCAGCTCAAGCAAATACATCTCCAGAATATTGGGTAGGAGATATTAAGATAAATACAAATACTGGTGTATGGTTTCCTAGTTATCAAGGTTCTGGAGATAGTCAAGGGTTTGCTGATTGTATAATAGGAGACGATGTCTGCCTTTTATCTTCATATGTATATGGTGGATTCGCAAGAGTTGGTTCTTACGGTGGTTTCGTGTCATTGGAATGTACGATATTGTATGATGAAACAAATGGATTCGAAGCCTCTGCTGATTAGCACCACCAGTCACACAATATCATAAGAAAGAGGTGAATTCATGAAAAAAGCTAGATTTTCTAGTCAACAACAAACTGTTACAGTTTTGGAAGATACGGATAAATATTATATCTTTATTTGTCTTAACGAAGAAAAGAAAACTGAGAAATTAGAAAATGTAGATAAAGAACTGGAATATTTTGAATATGATTATGTAGAGATTGTAGAATTTAAAGAAAATATTGACATTAAAGACGTTAAAGACAATCCATCAAAGTATCTTCATTATACAAATTCAAAAAAGCTTGCTGATATTAAAGCGACAAAATTAAAGGAAATTTCTAAGAAATGTGAGGATACAATCTATAATGGTGTAGATGTAAAAATGCCTGATGGAACTTATCATTTTAGCTTAACAGAAGAAGATCAGCTTAACATTTTTGGACTACAGGCAAAAATTTCAGCAGGGCAAACTGCTTTAGAATATCATGCTGATGGACAACCATGTAAATACTATTCTGTAGAAGATATTCAGAAATTAATTACTGCTGCCATGACCTTTGTTTCATATAATACTACATATTGTAATTCTTTAAACATATGGATTAAAGCAGAAACAGACTCTACAGTCATTGAAAGCATTTATTATGGAATTGATATTCCTGAAACATATCAAAGCGATGTTTTGAAAAAATATCTATCATCTAAGAACAAATAATATATCTTTGATTCTTTTCACATCAAATCTGATGTAAATTTCACAAAATAAAACCAAGATTTTATATGCTTATCAACCACAATATATATGATTCATTTTTACGAATACCACTATATATTGTGGTTGTATTTATTTTACACATAGGAGGTTTTACCGTTGGCTAGATTTACGGTATATAACAAGATTACATCTCCAGAAAAACTAGCATTGGTCAATAAAGATAACAAAGATTTAGGCAATGAGTGGTTAGATTACCTTGCTTCTGTTGATCGTGCGCAGAGTACGATCAAAGGTTATCGCAATGACTTAGATATTTTCTGGTGTTGGAATCTGGAACATAATAAAAATAAGGACTTTGCTAAATTAACCAAACGTGACATTGCTAAATTTCAAAATCATGCAATTAACGTATGGGGGTGGAGTCCTAAACGAACAAGACGTGTTAAATCATGTCTTTCTTCTTTATCTGATTATATCGAAAATATGTTAGATGAGGAAGAAGAATTTGAAGGATTCAGAAAAATTGTAAATAAGATTGAGAATCCTGCAAATGAGGCAGTGCGTGAGAAAACGATTCTGCCAGATGAAAAAGTTGATGACTTATTAAAAACTCTTGTCGAACAAGAGAAATATGAAAAAGCGTGTGCTATCGCTATTGCTGCTTATTCTGGAATGAGAAAATCTGAAATCATTCAGATGAAGATGTCTTATTTTACTGAAGATGCTCTTGAATTTGATGGTGCTTTATATAAAACGCCAAAGATTCGCACCAAGGGTCGTGGTAAATTAGGTAAGCAGTTAAACAAATTTATCCTTGTTGATGTTAAAAAATACATTGATTTATGGGATAAACAACGTAAAGAACTTGGCGTTGACATTGATGATATCTTTGTAACGAAAGATAAAAATGGTTGGCATCGTAGATCCAATCTTGACAAATGGACAGCTGAATTTTCAAAGATGTTGGACGTAGACTTCTACTACCATTGTATGAGACATTATACTTGTACTGCTTTCGCAAAGAAGAATATTCCGATTGATGTTATCAAAGAATTCTTTGGATGGTCTTCTACGGAATTGGTTGGTATTTACAACGATTCATCCGCAGAAGATGACTTCGGAAAATACTTTACAAAAGACGGTATTAAAGAAGGAAAACAAGGTTCTTTGTCTGATTTATAGTATTGGAAAAATATACCTGTATACATACAATATATTACTATGATATACTCAAACTCGCAATGATCAATTACACAACAAAATCTATGACGTAACACCACTTATATAGTAGGAGATGATGTTATGATGATAGAGAATAGAAAAAATTACTATACACTTATTTGTGCTGAATGGAGTATGTATGGCGGAGGAATAGTTATACATACAGAGGTAAATGTTGGTTCAGTTATCGAAGCACATGAATATGTTTTATCACATCTTTATGACTTCCCTACTGGTACATGGGTACTTAAGCCATGTTTGACAGCAATTAGTTAAACAACAAGTAACAAGTAATTGATCATTGCTCTCACGGGCGGTTGGTATAATGGAATTATACTGGTCTCCAAAACCAGAGATCGGGGTTCGATTCCCTGACCGTCTGTTAATTATATACTGGAACTAAAAGAGTCTATTTTGTATAGACTCTTTTTATTATGCACAAAATTATGAAAGAGGTGAGTAAATGGATTTTCAAGCTGTCATTAACGCAATATTGAATAAGGGCAATGTTGAATCTCAGTTGGCTGATCTTGTGAAAGACAGGGACGTACATATTAATCCTACTGTCGGAACAAGCGGATCAACAAATACAACACTTAATAACCAAATTAAAAGACAAGCAAATGCTCAGGCAAAATCATATGTACAATATAGTAAATCTGCAATTCAAAAACAGATGAAACATGCTTCTGGGACATTCTATACTAGTGGGGAAACATCTATTGATAAAGGTCTTGTTAAACGTGCAAAAGACCAAGCCAAAGAAATGGCTAATGTTACAAAGCAGATCGCAAAAGAAGAAGATGTTTCAACAGATACTGCTCATCAATATGCAAACAAAGCTCTCAAAGAGCAAGAGAAAGCAAGGAACAAAGCATTAAAGGATCAGGCTCAAGCCGATAAAAAATATCAAGCAGAACAGAAAAAACTAAATGAGAAAGCTGCTAAGATTGAATCTGATATTCAAGCGAAGAGATTTGCTTCTAAATCTGGAAAGTATCAAAAACAATTTTCTGGCTATGTTGATAATAATAGCAAAGAATACAATGCCTTTGGTAGTGATGTTCTTGACTATGAAAAACAACGTAAAGAAGTCAATAGAATGTATGGGAATTTTAAAAAGAATCGAACTACAGAAAATCGAGATTTTTTAATTGACGCATATGCAAAACTTGAACAATATGATAAAAATGCTACAAATAGTTTATCTTTATTAAACTCTTCACCTAATAAAGTATTAAAGAGTGATGTTGATAAACAGATTAAAAAAATACAAAAAGATCAAAAAGAAAATAAAAAGAAAAAACAATCTCAGCAGCAATTATTAGAAAATCAAGTTTCTGAGATTGTATCTAATATTCAAACCAAAAAATTTGCATCAAAGTCAAGTAAATATCAACAACAGCTTTCACAATACGTTGACAACGGAAGTAAAGAATATAGTGATTTTGCGAATAGTTTAAGAAATTATGATAAACAACGCAACGAATTAAATAAAGCGTTTAGTAATTTGCAAGAAAATCACACATTTGAAAATAAAAATGCGTTAGTCGAAGCATATCAAAAACTCGATCAATATGATAAATTAGCTAGTAATAATTTGTCTTTATTAAAAACATCACCTAACTCAATTTTGACAAGCGATGTAAAAAAACAACAAGAAAAACATTACAAAGAGCACGAGAAGCAGTATAGTAATCAGCTTAATCAAGCTCTTAAAGAACAAGAACAAAAAGATTCTTATGTGCAAAATGTTTCTAGGAATCTTGGAAATAAATCATATGATGCTAATTTAGCAGCACAACAAAAGAAACTTAGTGAGTATTACAGTGGTAGCGAAGAATACAAAAATGCGAATAAGTCTTTTGAAGAATATAAAAAGAATGTAAAAGGCTTGCAGGAATTACATACTCAATACCAAGCAAATCCTTCAACTGCTAATCAGGATGCGATCATTAAGCAGAATGAGAAAGTAATCCAATCATATGAAAAATTAAACAATGAGATGAAAATTCTCGATGCAACTCAGAGCAAGGCACTTAATCCTGGTGAAGGTAATATTCAAGCAAATAAGATCAGAACTTATATGGAGAATAATACTAAAGCTGCTAAGGAATATGGGACTGCATTAGAGAATCTTGCGAAACAATCCGAGAATGCCACAACTAAAGGCGAAGCTCAAAGCATTAACCAACAGTTTAAGCAAATGCAGTCTGAAATTTCTGCGAAAGGACTTACTGGAAATTCAACGTTTTCAGAAGTTAAGCGTGGATTTAGTCAGATTTCTCAGTTTGTAGGAACATATGGTATCTTGCAATCTGGTATGAACAAAGCACAGGAAATGGTGCAAAATACATATGATGTAGATAGTGCCATGACTCAGCTTCAGATGGCTACTGGTGTATCCAATGATAAAGCCAAAGATTTGATGAAAACATATTCAGATATGGGGCATCAATTAAAGGCTACTGGTACAGATGTTGCTGCTTCTTCTACTGAGTGGATGAAACAGGGACAAAGTGTTGAAAAGTCTAATAAACTTGCCGAAAGTTCTATTAAACTGAGCAAGGTTAGTGGATTATCATCTGAAGATGCTACAAAGTATTTAACTTCTGCAAGAAAAGGTTATGGTGTTACAAGTGCAGAAGATACCTTGAAAATCGTAGATAAATTAAGTTCTGTAGATATGGCTTCTGCTACTGATGTCGGTGGTTTGGCAGAAGGTATGTCCGAAGTTGCAACGAATGCAAATTTAGCGGGTGTCAGTATGGACAAATTGCTTGGTTATTTAGCAACTATCGGTGAAACAACTCAGGAAGGTATGAGTTCAGTCGGAACTGGTTTGAACGCCATTTTCTCCCGTATGGGAAATATCAAACTAGCACGACTTAAAGATTATCAAAATAATGGCGAAGACCTAGACATTTGGGGCGCAGTGGCATAATACATAAACCACTGTGGCAATTCTTTCTTATGATCATATGAATAATATTCATATGTGCTTGGAAGCCGAGGGAACGGTCAATAAGGAGGAAGGATATATCTATTTTAATCGTCTTATTAAAAGGAGATGATTGAAATTTTATTGACGAAGCAAGTAACCGTTAAATGGTGTAGCCGTACTAAATATCATTATATTGATAAAGGGTATAATTTCACAAAAATAGGCGATACATTTACGGCTAATATAAATGATGTTACACATGGTAGCGACGTCATGGTGGATGTACGTTGCGATTATTGTGGTAAAACGTATCAAACTAAATATAGTACATATCTTAAAACATCTAAAAATGGTACAAATGCATGTAAAAAATGCTCCCCGTTAAAAGTAAAAGAAACTTGTATGGAAAAATATGGGGTTGAAAATGTATTCTGTACTGAAAACATCAAAAAGAAATCTAAAGAAACCTGTCTAAAGAAATATGGAGTTGAGAACGTATCAAAATCTGATGCAATCCAAAAAGTAAAAGCTCAAAATAATTTTAAAAAATACGGAGTTACGAATACTTCAAAATTACAGTCTGTTAAAGACAAAGTGATTCAAACCAATCTTGAACGATTTGGAGTAGAATATCCTATGCAGACCGATGAATTTCAGAAAAGGATAAAAGAAACTTCGTTAAAGAAATATGGAGTTGAGCATTTTACTCAAAGTCAAGTCGTTAAAGACAAACAGCGAAAAACCATGTTAGAAAGATATGGTGTTGTAAGTCCTACGCAGAACCCAGACATATTAAGGAAATCAATAGAATCAAGATATAAACATGGTAATTTTACATGCTCAAAACAACAATTTGAAGTTTATACAATAATTGGAGGAGAACTAAATTACCCATTTAAAAATTTTGTAATTGATATTGCTTTTCCAGATGAAAAGATTGCAATTGAATGGGATGGTAGTGGACATGATTTGTCAGTGAGACTTGGACACATAACAAAAGAAAAATTTATACGCAATGAAAATTTTAGAAATATTTCTTTATTTAATGATGATTGGAAAATAATTAGATTTATTACATACAAAGACAAAGTTCCACACAACATTAAAGATATTTATAACTATTGCTATACATATCTTCAAAATGGTGGACACAATATACAAGTTCTTATAGATGAACAAACGATTAAAACAAAACATAGTTCGATTAAATTTAACGATATATCTGCCTTGAACGACTGAGCGAAAGAAGGTCATTTCGATGACTATGCGACAGTCTGAACACACTTCTATATTTCCCATAATTCCTTAAGAAGTGGAGTTGCGGTCAAGTGTAAAGACACTTTTGGAAGTACCGCAACCGCTTCTATGTAATGAGTTTATTCTTATTATATAGAAGTCATATTGTCTCATTCTACAGGACAAAGTAACAGCATGGAGTGATGTAGAAACAGTCTTAAAAGGTGAAGGAATTAACCTAAGAGACAAACAAGATAAATTCAGAAATTTCGGTGATGTGCTTGATGAAGTCGCTGGCAAATGGACTAGCTACAGTGACGTATCTCAAAGAGCAATTGCAAAAGCGATGGCTGGCACGAATCATATGGAGCAATTTCTAGTCCTAATGGGCAATTACGGTAAAGCTCAAGAATACGAGAAAGTATCCGAAAATTCTGCTGGATCTACAGATAAAAAGTACAAAGTTTATGAGGATAGTTTGGAAGGACGAACAGAAGATCTCAAAAACTCATTCCAATCTATCTCAACAACATTTGCTGATAAAAACATCCTTGGTGGTGGAATTACCTTATTATCAAATGTTCTAAATGTAGTTAATAAATTAGTAAGTAGTTTTGGATTATTGAAAACTGCTGCCGCTGGCTTTGCTGGCATTAAACTTTTCAAAAACCTAGGTTGACCCTATCTCAAAATCATTAGGGTGACAGTGAGCCTACTATATATAAGGAAGAAACAGAAATGGTGTTTCGAACAAATATATAGGATACGGGGTTTTAAAATACACGTATCAGGAGTAATTGCTGGAACGAAAAAGAATATCGAAACTGAAACGTAATTGGTAACAATAGACGGAATAGTTTAAGAATTTGATATTCATATCGTATTATACGATTGTATCTAATCAGCCGCACACATTCTTACCATATAGGAAAGTATCGGTAAACTACCGCATAAGAAACGTGCTTCGGGATAAAGTACAGTAGCTAAGATATTTTAATAAGAATGGATGTCCAGAGACTACCGATCCTGACAGATAATGACAACCTTATGATCATTGTCTGGTAATGTATAGCCCAAAAGTGTAAATTAATGTCGATGTTTTACCTGCTATCATCGTTTGCGTACAGAGATATTGTATCTCTAAGCAGGAAATTTAAAATTCAAATTTTATGTAAAAAATGACCATCAAAAAGTCCTTATTTTATAAGGTTTTTTGAAGATTGACATTTTGGCAAGTTTTTGATATGATAAATATACATAAATTGAATATATAATCAAGAAGTTATTTGAGGTGGTAAAATTCGTTGCAACCATGCACCCTATGGGTTAAAAGAGATGTAGGAGAGGCGACGCCTACCAAATAACTTCTTTTTTATTGCAGAAAAATAACCGCCTGACCTGGTAAGTAAGCGGTTATTATTAAACGTATAAATTATCAGGTGAACCGTTATCAGTAACACCTTTCTTTATTATCAGAGTATCATTGGAATCTTGAAATGTCAATATGTAATTTTATGCAATGTCATAAAAAATAAATATTCATAACAAAAAACAGTCTATCAGAAACCACTTACGGCAACTAATAGACTGTAGATCCTTTGGAAATGCAATGACGAACTTGGAAGATAACTCGTTGCATTTCTTGTAAACTTAACCTTATAACTTGACGATAAATAAGTTATATGGGGTATTTTCATATTAATACAGAGATATTATTTTGTCAATAATTTGTTGTAATAAGCTGATTTATTGCGTAAATAGAATCAAGAGAGATAACTCAACGGTTACCTCTCTTTTGTTATACTCTTTATTAATTTAGAAATTTGCTGTATAATAAATTATAACTATTAATTTATATATACAAAGGAGAGTATAATTATGGCAGAAAACAAAGGGAACAAGAAACAGCAAGAAGCAAAAATTTTTGAATTTAATAGTAAAGTAATTACAGGAACTTCCAACACCTCTATTAAATATATTCAAAAAGGAAACAAATTTAAACAACAGAATAAAAATAACGATCAAGGGAAGTGATAAAAATTAAAGAATTAACAGAAATTATAAACAATATTCCAAATTTACTACAATATTATGTACCTGGCATCATATTTATTTACATAGTTAAGACTGGATTTTCAAAGAAATTATCGACATGGGCTTTGAATGTATCTGGGTGTGTAATTAGCTATGTGCTTTTATGCATTTCAACACTAATTCGAGTAAAATTAAGCTTACTACAGAGTATTAACCAAATATATGCAAATTCAATTTTGTCGATTTGTTTAGCACTCGTGCTAGGATTTGTGGTTTTATATTTGATTACAAAACAATCATTTACGGAGTTTATGGAACAATATTTTAATATGACATTAAATGACGACATCTTTTATGACGTAATTGACTTTAAAGGTGGGAGTAAATGTAAGATTACATTAAAAGAAAAAGATTTTTACATTATTGGAGATATGGATTATCTTGGAGACAGAATTAACAATGACCAACAGATTGTTCTGAGAGCATATTCTCAATACAAGATTGGAAACGATGAGGATGCATTTAT